TCATATTTTCCACCAATGCTCTTTTTTAAATCAAACGCTTCAAATATAGAAACTATTCTTTTTCTAAACTTCTCAATATCTGGATAATGAGAATAGTCTTCATTTCTAACATCTAGATCAATTGATCCACCATATTGTTGAAAGTTTGCTGGGCGTGCACCTTTCTTTAAAGACAAAAATACTGTCGGCTTACCTTTATAAGAAAATACAGCATCAGCTTTTGGTCTTCCAGCAACCTGTTCAAACTTATCAACTTGATAAAAATTATCTCCAATCTTTAATTTCACTTCACCATAGTCTTTTATAACTTCTTTTAGTTTTTCTTGAGTTCTAATTATCTGTTCTGTCTCTGCAGCTTCTGTTTTATCAGATTCTGTTTTAACTCTTTCAAAATAGTTTAATAAAAAATAATGTGCAGCTACAACTATAAACTTATCTTTAGTTACAGAAAGTGTCGGCAAATAATTTGTATTAAGGAAAATTTCATTAGCAGTTTTACCTTGTGGAATCCCACCTTTTAATCCAGTCGGATAATCCTGCAAAGATTTAATAGAACTTTTTCCTATTCTGAATGCTATGCTTCCAGAAAATATATGACAATTAACACTTCTATTAGAAGATAGAGTTTCTAGATATTGCTTGTGTGTTTGATTAAGCGAACCGAATATCTTTTCCCAATTCTGCTTTGCAGTTAGGTTAGACAGTTTTCGCTTAACTAAAGAAAGATCTAACTCATTAGCCTGTTTTGCCACCCATTCCCTCCATCAACCAATAAAAAACTATTGATTATTTAGGTCTTTTGGATGCCCTAATGGTTTTTTCGTACTTTTTTTCCCACCTACCTACTTGTTTAATAATTTTCTTAATAGCGTGGTTATTACGACCATCGTAATCGAAAGTCTTTAGGATGTACTGGAAAGTGTTTGAGTCTCGCTTTAATTTACATTTAGACCTTGCCAATAGATCTGAAACAGCGACTTTTGGTTTGTAGAATTTATAATCTAAAAGGATACAATTCGCATAGGCTTGAATTTCGTCAAACTCAGAGAGGTATTTTCTCTCTGCGTCTTTCCTAGGATGACCAATTTTTTTGTATGGAACAACATAATTGCTCCACTCGTCAGATCTTTTATCGTACTGCATGAAGTGGATTAGCTCATGCATTTGCGCTTGGATTAATTTAAACTTGAATTTTCTCCAAGACTTTTTTGTAAAGTAGAATTTGTTAAATCTGTGGGTGTAGATTTCAAGAACACATTGGCGAATTTCTGGATCGTATTCTCCACCGACAGATACATTGGCTTTGTAGAACTTGGATTTAGACTTTTCTCGGCTCCAGACTACCCGAGTACGCCACTTCTTAACATAGTTCGATAGACCAACATCGTCGTTTTTATATCGATCTAGGTCATTCCACACCTTTGCAGGTACAAATTTAGCCCTAAATGGACGTTTTTGAAAGTCGAGTAAATCCATCCAATCATAATTAGCGTTTTCTAAGAATGTCATATAAAATCCCCGAAAACCCCTACATTACTAGACTAGATGTTTCTCAAGAAATGCAAGAATTTCCCTCTGGTCCTCTAAGTTAGTATTCTTAAACTCAGTAATATAGGGCATTAGCTCAAAATTCGATAACAGATTGCTATATTTAGTAGCCCTGCCCTTTAGGAAAGTCTCAGACTGGTCTGACCCTCTATCAGTATAGCGTTGCTTTAATATATCATCTGGAACCTTTAGATAAACTACCTGAAGATCCGTGTTTTCCAAACCCATAGAAAACTCCAAAAAAGATTGATTAAAGATTCGATCTCCTTCGAATAGAATATTAGAAGCAGTTTCCTTAACAAACTCTTGAGCCACTGGCTGGACTGCCATAGAAAGACGATCTGTCCCTGCAAAGGTCTCACCACTATCATATTTACCTAGAATGTATAGGTCTAGCTCTTTGCAATATAGAGCAGGTAGCATCTTCTTTGGTTCAACAGTTTCCCAGGTATACTTCTCCATAAACTTACGAAACAATGCAGTCTTGCCAGTTCCAGGTTGTCCTCCCACAGCGATTAATTTACGCTTTTTAACATCACCTTTAATGATTTGAATAGAGATTGTATCGCTGATAGCTAGTTTATCATTAAGCATTTATTACTCCAATTAATTTACCCGAGTACGCCACTTCTTAACATAGTTCGATAGACCAACTTCAATATCAGCGATTAATAATTTAAGTTCTTCTTCAGTGAACACCCAAACACGACCAATAAAATGATGTACGTCTGAGTCTTTATCGTGTTTCTTAGTAAATGACATCTTTTTAATTATATCACGTGCAGCATTCTTGGACAAGTTCTCTTTAATTTCATCTGCATAAGTGGGTGCAATTTCTTTTAATTTTAGAAACTCATGCCCTGCAACTTTATGTTCAACAGTGAATTTATTAAATTGGTATTTGTCTAGTAAATCATCTGTTGTAGTGCCTATTGCAATAGGTACTGAAGTAGAAATTGTAATTGTATCTGTACTAGGTATTGTAGTAGAACTCTTGTTCATAGTATTATCACTCATGTAAACTTCTCCAATCCAGTTAGTACTGGTTCTTCATCTTTAAACATCCACTCAAGATTTTTTAATTTACCAGTTCTTAAAAACGAACTGAATCTTTCTTTATCAATACCACATTTATGATCTAATCTTAAATCAATTGTTTCTTCTCTTGCTTGCCACAAAACATTCCAATCAATTCCATACCACCCATCTCGTTCACACTGCATTATTTCTTCTGCTTGACGATCAAGATAGTATCCAAGATAACGACCATGATGCTTACGAAACAATTTTTTAAATGAACACAAACATGTTTCCATAGTAAAATAATCTAGTTGTTGTGCCATTTCTGGAAATCTCGCTTGCGCTTCGCAAAGAATCTCATAGGCTTTTGATTCAAGATTTGCATACTCTGTTCCAGAGAGTTTTTTATCCATATCGTTGTCGTTGCCAATGGCGAATAATAGTCCATTACGATGAGAACGAGAGCCATCATAATCGTCCAGCATGAGAGAAGTAGGATTGATAGGAACACCAGTGGTATGCTTAAGATGCTGAAGATAAAACCAAGTACTATAACGACCAAACTTGTGCAAGCTAGCTTTAATGCTTTTCCACAAAGTTTCAAAGTTCCCATTCTCAGTATATCCATAATGTTCCTCTAGTGCCTTTCGTTGTGTTTTATTTCCAATAAATTTTTGATATGACGCAAACATGGCAGGGAGATGTCCTTTGTTCCACTTTGTGTCTGTTTGATACCTCAACCTTTTATAGTTTGCAGAATTCCACTGCTCCATTCGATCTATTGTTGCTAGTTCAAAATCAGGAAACTCATTCATTAAAATCCATGCTGTTGCTAGATAATATGTATTACCATACAACCAAGCTAACCAAAGACGCTGCTCATCATTATGTTCATATCTTTTATGTAAATAATTAGTCATCCAAACTGCTGGATCACAATCATTATATTTTAATGACCAAATCCACCAGCGAATAAATGCTTCTCTGCGATTTTGTTGTAAACGATAATCCATTATACTAAAAACTCTTCAAGTGAAGGTTGATCCATTAGAGCATCACGCAACCATGCTTTACCGACTGCATTAATTGCTGCCTGTGTCTTTGCTTTCTTTTTATCACTCCACTTATAAGATTCTAGTCCCTCTGTGCGGAATTGCTCACGTGCTTTATATGGTGGTAGTGCTTGAAGTGGATTCACAATAGCATTGTCACGATATGCTATTTGCTCTGCTATCGTAGTAAATAATGGTTGGTCAGATCTGAGAGATCCAGTTGGATCCACTGCCCACCAGATAAGACCATTTTTGTAGTGCCATGTGACGCTTAATGGAGTGCAGGAGATTTTGAGACGTTTAGATTCTCTTTCTTCGACAGCGTATCGTATCCAGTTTTCCCAACTTTTACTTGCATATCCCTTACCTTCTTTTCCTTCAAGTGTAACAATCTCATACAGATTCGCATACCCATCACGATTGAATGTCGCAAAGATTAAATTAACAATCTCACCATCAACTTCATAAGCTAATGGTGGTGCTTTATCATAATTGTGAAAACGATACCACAATGAATGTGCAGCCGATAAGAACTTAGTGTTCTTGCCAGCTGGACTATTCTTAATAAGGTCTTTTACTTTTACAGAATTAACTAATAGCATATTGTAAATCTACAGCATCTGGCACATCTTCTTTTTCGATAGTCATGGCTAAATGCTCGTCCATCGTAATATAATGATTCACTAAAACATTGACTGGAATACCTAAAACTTCTGCACGTTTTGGAACATCAGACGTAGAAGTAATTATACATCCATTTGGAATAGATGATAAATATAATGGTCTTTTGCCATTACGATAGAACCTAAGGGTCTTGCCAACATGCAACTCCACCACTGCAAGACTAGAATCTTTCCATTCAATTAATGGTGATTTACAATCTTCAGCAGTATGTAAAATTAGTTCTGTATCGTTTTTAGTTTCACAATCATAACCATACAACTCTTTCCATTTTTCTGGTAGTTCTTGGGTGATAACACCATTATGAACTACTGAAAGATTTTCATTAGCAATTGGCTGATTATACTCAAGATCGCTAGTGCTATAACGACAGTGCCCAATTAGGTAAAGATTCCCATCTTCATTAACATATTCTGCAAACTTAAAAGGAAATTTATCGGCAGGAATAGGTAACTTCTCAGTGACAATTTGTTTGTTTTTAACATATGAAATTCCTGTGGCATGCATCCCTCGAATCTTAGACTCAAGGAATACACGTAGTAGCATATCAAAGTCCTGCTTTGTTGGCTCCAGCAGGATGGCTCCAATAACTGAACACATTATTTAATCTCTAATGAAGAAAGACTAAGTTCATTACCTAATTTTCCAGTATAAAAAGTATTAAATGCTAATGAAAATCTTTTTTCATTACTGTTATTTATAGAAACATTATGAACTAAGTAGGATGGAAATAAAATTAACATGCGTTTTTTAACGTTAACAGAAAATTCGTCAGCATTAAATTCATTAAATCTGGTTTTATTAAACTTAAATATCGTATCATTTGCCCAATGTTTACGAATAAAATTAATTTTGCTTGGTTCATCTGGAGCAATATAAAACACACCACTTATTATACTATTTGGATGATAATGTGTGTGCATGATTTCATTATTGTCAGTAGATGTAATCCATGACTGTGTTATTTTTAATCCAACAGTATCACTGCAAATTATTGTGTCACAATAGTTTTTTATGTGTAATATTATTTGTTGTTTTATATTATGAAGCTCTTGACATTCTAAGATATAAGAATTAACAGAGTTTGTATTATATTGATTCTTTGTATACTCTAAAGTTTGTACAAAATTATGTACATCTTGATCCATATCAAGAGTTGTAGAATACACTGGTATAGGAAAAATACCTGTTATATCGTACATCATCCGAAGAATTCCTCTAATGAAGTATTTGCAGCTTCAGGATGCATCTTTAATAGTTCAGCACGACCAATTTTAGATTCGCAGAAGTCATACCATTCTTTAGATTCCCACATGCCTGCAGAAACACCATTCCAAAGCTGACGTTGTTCTGGATGCTCTTTGTCGTTTTTACGATGCTCAACAAACTTATAACGACAATCTTCATATTCTTTAGAACCCAACTCAAGCATCTTTTCACGGAAATATACAACCAATGAAATGCGTTCAGCTTCTTCGTCAAGTAATTTGATCTGAGTATTACCATGCATAACTTCGTGATTATTAATCAACAACAGATCTCCTGGACGTGGATTAACAGCAACACGATATTCTGGTGCCACAAGATGACAGCCACGATAATTACCATTATTAGATAATGTCAACAGATTAGAAAGACCAACAGTTAAATCTCCAGCGTCAAAGTGACAAGCAGTTCTAAATGACTTGTTGACAGTAACAGTAGTGAATGGAGTTTTAGGAATTAAGAAATGAGGATCAAGTTTCTTTGCTGCTTCCATTTGATTATTGTATCGCAATGGTAGCAGATCTTTAAAACCCTTAGCCAAAGACTGTAAGAATGGATATGCCATAGCAAACTTCTCTGGTTCGCGAGCAGTATAAGAAGTGGCACGACCATAAGGAATACGTGGATAACGATCGAACCAACCAGCGATGCCAGACATAACACCATTTGCATAGGTAGTGGCACATACATATTTCTTAATCACTTTATTTGCTTCAGCAATCATCTTCGATTCTGAAAGATTCTTAGTTTTCTCAACCCACTTTTCAAAAACAAATCTGTCTTTCTTAACAGCAGTGATACTCCAGACGTGATTACGATTAGATGGAGACGACTTTTTGTCTTTATGCACTGCACGAATCTGCTCGATTGGATCTGCACCATACAGATTAGCACCTGGACTAATAAAGTAATCTAAAATATCATATTCATACTCAGTGACCCACTCACGATTACCAAGTTTATCTGTGCGTGGACCAGCAGCAATACCACGATTCTGAGTTTCAGTTGCAGCTTCTCTTAAACCAAAGTATGCTTGGTCTTGTTGTTCTTTACTGAAGTAGTTCTTACGAAACTTAAGAACAATTTTTTCTTCTGAGAAAGTTAGTTCTGGATGCCCAGGAACTTCCGGCATATAAACATCTGTATCTTCTTCAATAAGATGATCATAATGCGACTCATCAGGAAACTGACCAAGCATATGAGTCATATCATATTTTTGTTTTGCTACGATAACCTTTACCATATATTCTCCTAAAACTTAAATCCGTCAAACGACTCTGCTCTGTGTCGCTTTCCAAAAGAGGACTTATCAAACATTGGCTCATCGTCATCCTGTCCAGCATCAGCCAATCCGTCTTGTGCCGATGCTTCGGTATCATATAGTTTCATCTTTGATCTATCAATACCAACTACAAATCGTTTGTAAAAACTAGGATCGTTGTAACGATTCTTTAACTGCTTTACAATAATTTGATTCAATGCTTCCAACTGTTCATTAATGACCAGAGCAAACATAAAGTCAGCTGTCGCAGGTAGACCGAAAGATTCAGAAGTATCCTCAAGTCCTGGGTCACTATTTGTAAAACCAGATCGAGTAGTTTGTGTAGCCGATACGATAGGAACATTGTACTCAACTGCCAAACCTCTCAACTCTTCTGCGATTGCCTTTACATATGTATAAGAGTTAATATTTGACCCCTGCTTTAATCTCTGACTTGCGCAGATATTCAGATAGTCAATGAACACGATGTCTGGTTTGAATTCACGTTTCAGTTTTAGTTCTTCTAACAATGCACGGAAATGCCCAGAATGTACACTTGCAGTTGGATACTCTTTGATAATTAACTTACCTTGCGTCTTCTTAGAAATCTTCTCAATACGACTTTCGTAAATATCCCTGTCAATAACTTTAAGTTCATCCATGGTCAGATTTAACAGATTCGCATCAATACGTTCAGCGATTCTTTCTTCTGCCATTTCCATAGTTATGTATAAAACATTTTTACCCTGATTCAAACAAGAACCAGCAACATGACACATGAACAGCGACTTACCGACACCAACGCCAGCCAGAGCGATGTTTAGAGTTTTCTTACTCAATCCACCTTTGGTAATTTTGTTGAACATCTCCAAGTCGAAAGGAATCTTCTCTTCAACCCTGTGATAAAAATCATACCTCGCATTGTAATCATCCAGATAATCGTGACCGATATGATTATCAAATGAGACAGCAAGAGCATCAGACAAGATGCTAGGTATCGAATCTTTCGTATGAACCTTGTCGTTACCATCAATGATTTTAATTGAAGAGAGGATTGCATTATATACTGCCCTATCTTTACAAAACTTCTCTGTGTTTTTCAATAACCACTCTTCATTAGATGGTTCGTGCTGTAACTTACCGATGTATTCTATTAGTTCAATCAATTCCTTGTCATTCAGATCTTTTCTATTGCCAACCTCAATTGTGAGAATCTCTTTGCTGGCAGGTTTGTTATATTTGTTAAAAAATTCTACAATCTCAAATGCGAGGATAGATTCTTTACGATCTGCGAAATAATCTTGATTGATAAATGGAATTACTTTACGACAATACTGCTCATCATGAATTAGATTTGTTAGAATTTTCTGCTCTATTCTCATCAATCCCGCCTGTATAAATTAAACTATGTTCAGCTACACCTCGATGAACCAATTCTGTGAGAATGTCGCCAATATATTTTTCAAATGGTGCTTTATCAGACAAACCTTTTCCAGCTTCATCTAGAATCTCATATTCAAATTTGATGAAGAGTTTGTCATTCGCCTCATCTTCATCAAACCTAACCTTACCATAAGTATAAATTATACCAGCAAAAGGTTCTTCTGTCAACTTTAATGCCTGCAATCCTGTAGAAGAACTTTCAACTACAATCACAGGTAAATCTTTAATCTTCAAAGTCCAACTCCTCTAGTGCTTTATCGAGTCCATCAGATTGAATAATATCACCTCTCGTCAAAGAATATTTGTTCTTTACAAAATCATAGAAACCTTTGTCTGTAAGAATAGGCATCCAGAATTCTTTGTTCTCAATTTCTTTTATACGATATTTCTTATTTTCTACATCACCAGTCTCAGGGTTACTCCTGGCGTACCATCCGTTGTTTGGTTTGACCACATGCTTAGATTCAAGAGCAAGATCGAGCAAACCGCTCCACTTACTAAGACCGCCATCAAAAGATACGCTAACAGGTATCTTAGATTTTTCCTTAACATAACGACTCTTTTCTACGTTGATAATAAAATTATAACCAGTCAATTCAGTACCATCTTTCTCTTGCTGACGACCAAGAATAAAGATGTTATCAGCAGAATAATAAGAACCTGTACCACCACCAACGATGTCTCTTGGGAACAGACCAATCTCTTTATATGTATGATTCACTACAACAAGAGGAATGTCTTTTATGGTCAAATGTGATGTTACCATACGGAACAGTGATTTCATCTGTTTGGCGCGTGTCATATCAGCTACTGCTTTACCATCCAATGCATCTTCAACTTCTTTTTTAGAAGCAAGGTTGCCGATAGAATCAATCACAATAATAACGTGGTCATTTCTTTCGATACCATTCAACTGTTGCATGATATCAAACTTCAACTGTTCAACATCAGTGATTGGAGTATGAACAACTCGCTCTGTATCGATACCAAAGGAATCAAAATAAGACTGTGGTGTACCAAACTCAGAATCATAAAATAAAAGGACAGCATCTTCATATTTTTCCAAATAGGACTTAGCCATTAACAAAGAGAATGCTGTCTTAAAATGTTTACTTGGACCAGCCCACATTGTAAGTCCTGGAGTAAGACCACCATCAAGACGACCAGAAAGAGCCACATTGATAATAGGAATACTGGTAGGAATCATGTCCTTCTTAGTGAAGAACTTTGATTGTGCTAGAATAGCTGTATCTTTAATTGTACTGTTCTTGCGGATTTTATCTAAAATGCCCATATTAACCTTTCAAGAATTTTAATAAATCTTCTTCATTTACCAATCCGACTTGTCGTTTAATTTCGTTTTCACTAGCATCAACTAAGACCATTGTTGGAACAGAACGAACGTGAAACTGCTGGGCGAGCATAATATTCTCATCGATATTTACGGTTTCAACAGGAACTTTGATTTTATCTCCAGCTTTGGTGATAACCTGAGTCAATGCGTTGCATGGACCACACCAATCTGCATAAAACTTTAACACTTTCATTTATATCTCCTATTATACTCTATGTATTGTTGCAAAACAATTATGGATTATTCTTGCTATGTGGAACATCGAACACGAATGTAATTCTAATTACATCTCCAACATTCTTTGTTCCGTGTGATTCTTTATTATTGAACCAAATCAAATCTCCAGCTTCAACTCTTACAGTTTCTCCTCCAACTGTATATTCGTATGTTCCTTGTATTGCAAGGTGATACCTGTCTCTTGTTTGGTAATAACTTCCAATGTCAATGTGTTGTCCTACTTCCCCACCAATCGGCAGAGATAAAAAGCCACATCGATCAAACTTCTTAAAATGTCTCTTTAAAAACGAGATAACTTCTGTGTGATGTGAACATGCTGGTGTTGGTGCAGACATTTCACTGTCTCCAACATACTGCTCTTTAGATGATACTACACCCAGTACAAGTTGTAGCACACCAGCTTGCACTGCAGGGAATCCATATCCATCTACTAAATCTTGAACACCTTCCATGTTCTTTTGTGCACCCCAATCTTGTGGATATTGATGCAATTGTTTTAGTATTTTTGATACGTTAATTCCTTTTTTGATAACTCTAATGTTAGACAAAGAAATCCTCCAATGAATTTTCTTCTTGTATCTTCCAGCCAAGTGGTTTAATGACAATCTGTAGGGCATCTACGAAAACTTTCTCAAACATCTTATCATAATCTATGTATGTTTCTAATCCCAACTCTTTTGGTAGATGCTGGCTGAAAGCTATCACGTCTTCTTGAAGAGGATTAGGTGTACGAACATAAACAAACTTAATCTTATCACCATCACGAATTGGCTGATACTTTTTATCTAATCCCATACGCTTTAGATGATGATTGTGCAGCAACGCACCACGAACTTGAATCGGTGTACCTTTAATGTAAACAGGAGAACCTGCATACTGTTTGATACCATTACAAGAACGAGGGAATGCGATCTCTTCAACTGGAAGTTTATCAAACTCTTTTCTAAACTCCATAACATATGTATG